CGACGACACCCTTTTGCGAGGCGCTTCCGTCGAGATTGTGATTGTCGAGAACGGGCGCGCCATTATTGAGAAGCGAAAGGTCCGCACCTTTGGGATTGAACTTGAGGAGATATTTCTCGCCAGTCCAGAAATCCATTCGAGGAACATCGACACCGGTAAAGAAAACGATGTCCACGGTCCGCTTCTCGGCGTCGATCGAACTTACATTCTGGCCAGCCAGATATTCGCAGTTCTGAAGCCGCTCGATATCGGCAATCTCCCTAGCCGTTTTGCCCTTGCTCCCGAATTGCCTATAGCAGACAGCGGACCGCTGCTTCTCATCGGGATAGTCGTCATTCATCACCTTGTCGCCCATACAACGGTCGACGAAGTCCTTCTCCGACTCACCCTTGTTTGGTGTTGGCATCGGCATAGTTTCCTCCTCAGTTCACCGGCAGCGGTTCCCCGCCCTTGCCGTTCGGTTTAGGTTTTATCTGGGTTCCCGGATCCTGCGGGGCCGCGCTCGATTCGCTGGTTGCCTTCGCAAAGGTTACGCCGGCCGCTTCGAGGCGTGGTTTCCACTTCCCAATCTCTGCGATCTGCGCATCCGCGTCGTTGCCCTGCTCGCCGACGAGTTGCGGCCAGGTCTTCTTCCCGATCTGCAACTCGGCGCGATCTGCTTCTGCCTCTGCGGCGCGGTCGAGCAGGTCAAAGGTAGGGGGATCCCAGTCGAGGTCGTAGTTCGCCTCGGGGATGACGTTCATCACGAATAGTTTGTCGATGAACCTGCGCCAGATCGGATCAAGCACCTGTGGGATGAGCCAGTTCCACCGGTATTCCTCGATTGCGTCCCTGAAGGCGAGAAGACCGCCGCGGTAAGACGAATAATTGACGGCCTCGAGGTTGTCATCCAGAACCACATAGGGAATCTCAAGTCCGGCAGCCACCTCGCGCAATTCAGTCTGTTTATAGGCCGAGTAATCACCCGAAGCGGTTGGATCGAAGAATTTCACATCTGTTCCGGGCGCTCCATACATGATCATGCCGGGACGAAAGTCCTCAATCTTCTTGCCATCGGAATCCACAGCGATATCGCTGAGCGTCGGACCTTCGCTTCCCTCCGCCTGCATCACGAACGCAGCCATGCAGGCCTCGATCTTTTTTCGCATGATCGTGGCATCGGCGTACTCGTCAATGTCGCGAAGTTTCGCCATTACCGCAGCACATCTCCGGGCCGGTCGACCTCGGCATGGTGCAGGATGTAATCGACGGGGATGAACTTACTGGAATACATCCCGCGGAAGGAGGTCTGCATGGCTTCCCCAGGATGGTTTCCGAAAAGCCAATAGCCTGTCACCCGGCCTATCGGGTCGAACTGGATTCCTTGAATGATCCATCCGGTATCCAACTGCATGGTTTTGGATTCGTCGATGTAATCGGCCTCGAGGACCTGCAACTGGAGCGGAACGGCAAGACCGTCTTGAGCAAACCGATCCCAGAGGCGCACCAGAACCTCACCTGATTCATAGCAACTGGATACGATCAGTTTTTCCACAGCGTAGAAATTAAGGCGCCGATCCGAACAGCACTGGCGTGCGAATTGATTCCAATAGTCCAAAATCGTCCCATTGACCCTGTCGTTCCCGGTTTTTGGTCGGGGCGAGATGCCCGTGCCCACGACGCGCTTCGCCCATTCGCGCTTGGCCTTGCGTGCGAAGGCGTTATTCCGGCAGAGGTCGCGGGCATTGGCTCGCAGTTTGGAATTCGCGACGCCGATCTCCGCGTTGCCCGAAGCGTTGGTGGTAGACCATCCCCCCTGTCTGCGCGTGGGCCTCACACCCTCGTAGCTGAGCAATATCCCAGCGAGCGCGCGAGCCTTGGCACGCCTTAAGGCAATCCGCGGCGCCACGAGTTTGATGGTCTTATCGAGCCAATTCATTTAGATGGGTCCTTGCAGCAGCCCGGCAAATAAATAAACCCATTGCCGAGAGGAATCGGGGTCGTTTGCGCCATCAGCTTACCGAGGCGCTCGCAATCTGCTATCAACCTGGAAACCTTGGCGTCGGCCTCAGACGAATCTACATCGATGCGGATGTTCATTCCTGTTGTCGGTTCAACATGCCGATCAATTAAGTCGGCCCACTTTCTCAGAGAACGGGAAAGTTTTCTTCTCATCGATCTAGTCCTTTGTGAAACTTGCCAGGGTTGAACGCACGCCGCCGCCGGATGGATTCGCGATACCGTCTTTGATCAGGGCGCGGGCCTTCATGAGTTCATCCATCCCCCGATATTGCACCTCGCGTCCGTCGCTGAAGCGGACGCGCAATTCTCCCGTCGCGATTGCGGTCTCAATCGCCGTCAGATCTGAAGTTGTGAAGGACATTTAGTTTCTGACCTTTTTCTTTGGAGCCGTCACGGGTTGCGGGGCATTGAGTATGGTTGTCTCGATTATTTTGCTGATCGGTAAAAACCCGTTCCTGTGGTAAGCATCAAGCAGGCCCTCTGCTGGATCGTTTCCTGAACCGATCAACCGCGTGCCGTCTTTGAACAGGAATTCATATTCGTTCATGGTTAGGCTTTCGGTCGCTTGAAGTAATAAATAGCCCCGATCTGACCGTGAATGGCTATAGACACGAGTTCCCATCCGTCTAGACCATACGGATTGAGATCTGCCTGTTCGCTGCAGACAACCGTGAGATATTCCCATCCATCCCGCTGAATAGGAGCCGGATCTGCAGAGATTGGAGCTACGCGGTCATACACCTCCTGGGTCGCAGCCTCTGCATCCGCCTTTACCTGTGCCCGCACTTCGCGTCTGTCCTCGGCCCTGGCTTCTGCTCTGGCATCGGCCCTGTCCTGTTTCGCTTCCGCTTTGTCTATTTCCGATTGTGTTTCCTTTGCCATATTTACCTCCCTAACCAGTTCTTGGCTCGATCGCCGAGAAATGAGTTGTTACGGACCCGGTCCATCGACAGCCCCATCCCCTTTGGTTCTGCCGACACCGGAGGCGGCGCCGGTTGCTGTCTCACGGATGCCACCCCGGCTTGCTGCTCAAGAAATGCCCAATGTTTACCCTGCATGCGATCTAAGCCCTTGTCGTAGGCCGCTGCACGCGCATAAACGCGGCAATCGAGTGCCTCGTTACGGGAGCGCATCTGCACCCACTCTTTTTTGACCCTCTTCGTTCTTCGGTTGAGATGATCACAGATGTGCTCCGCGCAGACCTGCTTGAAATGTTCATCGCCGTAATTTCCGCCTTGGGGGAAATGGCAATATCCCGGCGGATATGTCCAGCCCTGAGCACGCTCCTCTTCCGTAGGAGCCCGAAGTTTGAGACACGCATAGAATTCCGATTTGAAAAACCCGACATCAATAATCCTAATTTTGAGTCCGGCCTTAATCTTATGGCCCGACACCGTGACATCCACGGGCGACGGCTGGCTCACCGGCAGGGTCCCTTTGTCCCTGCCTTTGATCGCAAATACCTGAGTTGACGGCTGAGTTCGGACCCAGTTGTAAACATCATTTGTCGTCGTGCCGTCTCCGGAGTCGACGAACATTCGCGAGATCGGGAGTTCCGCCCCGCTGGAAGTCGGATAGGTCATGGACCTGAAGGCTTCCAGCTTCGTCCAGACCGCAGATTCTGATGTCTTCCCCTCGAAAATCTGATAATCCACCGACCAGGACTCCCTGTTTCGGCCCCAGGCCACGACTTCCACCTCGAGGCGATCGCGCTGGGCATCGACGCCGGCTGTGAGGAATAGGCCGCCGGCTGGAATCGTCCCGACGTCGTAACCCTCGCGCCTGGCCAACAGGATCTCCCACTCGGGTGCCTCGCCTTTCTCCACCCAATTCTCCGCAAGACTCGTGTTTATGAACGTCTGCAGGTCCGCCGCATTGTCCTTCTTCATCAAGTAATCCAGGACTATTGCTGAAAGACTTTTCCATGGGCTATAAAGCTCCGATATCCAAAACCCCGCGATTCCATTGACTGGAGAGTGCGTTCTCCATTCGCCGAGACTTACCGCCTTCTCCCTTTCCGCATCATCCCAAGGAACATTGCAGGCCTCACAGTGATACCTCGCGGAATGTGCCTGCTCTTCGCGCGTTGGTAATTTGTCGTCCCATCGGACCTGCGTCCGGAACTTGAGCATCATGCTCTGAAATTGTCCGCATGCCGGACACGGAACGTAATACTCCCGTTTGTCCGATGCCTCGTAAGCGCGGTCGATCTCCGATCCGGGAAGAGTCGGGGAGCACGTCAGGATTTCCTTTGCTCTGTGTCTGAATGTTGCGAGCCGCTTTCGGGCCAGCGATATCGGATTCCCTTCCGCTGTCGGTGGATATTTGTCCACTTCGTCGGCGAATAGGAATCGAATGGCGCGCCGCGCCAAATTCCCAGGACTGCCGGCACTTGTTATCGCAAGCATCCCACCCGGAAATAACTTTTCCTCGATCGTGTTTGCAGAAGTCCGGCTCTTCGATTCCGAAAACAAACCGGTAAGGACCGAAGTATCCCGAATCATCGGGGCGATTCGTTCTTTGCTGAATGCTTTCGCGTCCGCGTCTCTGGGCTGCAGGACCAAGATCGGACCCGGATCCATATGGGCAAAATAGCCAATCCCGTTCAGAATAGTTTCGGTCTTGAGCAGTTGTGTGGCCGATTTGATGACCGTCCTGTGAATTAGTGGATCCGAGACCGAATCCAGCGGTTCTTTTTGAAACGGGTATGTCTGCCACTTCCCGGCTTCCGCCGAAGCTTCCGGACTGAGATAGCGGAATCGATCCGCCCAGCTCGATACGGTCAGGTCTGGAGGCGGGGCAACACAGGTTTTGCATAACTCCTTCAGGAGAGAGGCGCATGGATTCATACTGCATCTGGCTCGTACTCGCTCAAGATCGATAGAGCTTCTTTAATCTCATGTTCAATCAAGGATCGGCACTTACGATCGTCGGTAATTGGCGTAATCTTCCGCGCCACTTTGCCGGGGAGGTACAGAAGTTTATTTTTGAATGCAGTCAGCAACTTGCCCCACTCCTCTTTCGCCTGGGCCTTCTCAAGTAATTCTTCACGGCGCAGGGCAAGTTCGAGTTCTGACTTCTGGACTTTTAACCACTCGTTACGGCGCTGAGCCTCAGAAAAGGTCTCGCCTTCGCCTTCTCCGCCTTCCAATGGCGACATATTGGCCTGTGCGGTCTGGCCGAGTGACCGGATAGCCTGATGTTTATCGAGATTGCGCCGAAGGGACGCGTTGACTTTGACCAGATCCCATCCGCCATCGGACTCGCGTTGAATCTTGCCTTTGCGGCCGAGTTCGTTGACGCGCTGGACTGAGATCCCGAGAATGGAAGAGAGTTGCTTTGTGGTGACAGTCTCAATCACAGCAGAAACTCCCTAGAAAGACCTTTCAACTGGTCATAGCTGGCTAAAAATCGCCACAAATTCACC